ATCTTATAGCTGGTGTAGTTTCATACTTGCCATTGAAGCTTTACAAAAAGTCAAATGGTGAGGAGTTGGGGAACCCTCTTTGGATAGATCAACCAGACTATCGGCAACCAAGATCCGTCACCATATCATGGACTGTCGATAGTCTTTTATTTTATGGTGTTGCATATTGGCGTGTAACAGAATTATATGCAGATGATTTAAGACCATCACGATTTGAGTGGGTCGCTAACAATAGAGTTACATTTACATCTAATAAGTTTGGTACAGAGGTCGAGAAGTATTATGTAGATGGCGTTGATGCCCCTATGTCTGGTATTGGTTCACTTATCACATTCCAAGGATTAACACAAGGTGTATTAACTACCGCAGCACGCACAATACAAAGCGCATTAGATTTAGAAAAAGCGGCAGCTATATCTGCTGCAACACCAATGGCTACAGGGTTTATAAAAAACACAGGTGCAGATATGCCAGAAGCACAGGTACAAGGATTATTAGCTGCATGGAAGTCAGCACGTCAAAATAGAAGTACAGCATATTTAACTAGCACATTATCTTATGAGCCAGTGGGCTTTAGTCCTAAAGATATGATGTACAACGACAGTCAACAGTATTTGGCCACACAAGTAGCACGTGCCATGAATGTACCTGCATATTACATAAGCGCAGATATGAATAACAGCATGACTTACCAAAACATTATCGATGGTCGCAAAGAATTTGTAGCATATTCATTACAGCCGTTTATCTGTGCTATTGAAGATCGTTTAAGCATGGATGATATAACCCCACGAGGCCACGTAGTTAAGTTTGCTATTGAAGAATCATTTTTAAGAGCTGACACAATGAAGCGCCTAGAGGCATTAGAGAAAATGATAAATCTAGGTTTAATCGATGTGGAAGAAGCTAAAGAAATGGAACAAATGACACCTAACGGAAGAGAAACAGAAGATGAAACTTACATTCAGTAGCCACATAGAAGCTGCCGATACAGAGCGCAGAGTTATTGCTGGCAAGATCGTACCTTTCGAAGAGGTAGGCAATACTTCCGTTGGTAAGGTCGTATTTGCTAAAGGCTCAATCGACATCGGTGATCCAGGCAAAGTAAAAATGCTTATGCAGCACCGCCCAGAGAAACCAATCGGAAGAATGCAATCAAATTACAAAGAAGCAGAAGATGGCATTTATGCATCATTCAAAATTAGTAACTCCATGCAAGGACAAGATGCTTTAATACTTGCAAGCGAGCAATTAATCGATGGTTTGTCAGTAGGCGTGGATGTAAATAAGTCAATCCAGAAAAAAGATTATCTATATGTAACCAGCGCAACACTAAGAGAAGTAAGCCTGGTCGAGTCACCAGCATTCAGTGCTGCACAAGTAACTAAAGTTGCTGCTAGTGAAAACGAAGCAGAGACACCAATCGAAACTAAAGAAAGCGAGGCTCCTGTGGAAGATTTAGCAACAGCGCCACAAGAAGCAAAGGCAGAGGCTGCTACTCCTACAGTAGAAGCCGCACGCCCAGTAATTACAGCACCATTAATTCAAACACGTGTACGTACACCTATCACTTCAATGGGTTCATACACAGAGCACAAGATTAAAGCTGCATTAGGTAATGATGAGTCAAAACTATACATCGCAGCAGCTGATGATTTTGCTAACAATGGATTAGGATTTAATCCAACACAATACTTAACAGAGTTTGTAACAAATACACGCTTTAGCACACCTGCCCTAGATGCTTGCAGTCAAGGCACCTTGCCGCAAAGTGGTCTTACTATCAATGTACCGTCACTTGTCACTTCTGCTGGTGGTGGAACTGGTGTAGCACCAACTGTAACTGTAGAAGCCGAAGGCGGCGCAGTTGCCAATACAGATATGGTCAGCCAATACTTAACTGGTACTGTATCTAAGTACAGCGGTATGAACACACTATCTGTTGAGTTGTTAGAGCGCTCAGACCCAAGTTTCTATGCTGAATTAACACAGCAGTTAGAAAATGCTTATTTACAAAGACTTGATACCACAGTCCTTGCTGCACTAGTTGCCGCAGGTCAGTACTCATCAGGTTGCGATGCAGATTCAAACGGTATTATTGAGTTCGCTAGCGATGCAGCCCGTAAGGTTTATACAGCTACTGGCTATTTTGCAAATAACTATATTGCTAACCCATCACAATGGGGAATTCTTCTACAAGCAACAGACAACACTGGTCGCCCAATCTACAGTGCCAGCCAACCGATGAACGCAGGCGGAGCAGTAGCGCCTACTTCAATTAGAGGCAACGTTCTAGGATTAGATCTATATGTAGATAAGAACTTCGCAGCTACAACTACTGTAGATGATTCTGCTGTAATCCTTGCACCAGAAGCATTTACTGTGTACCGCTCACCACAGGCATTTATGTCTGTTAACGTGGTATCTAACTTGCAGGTACAGGTTGCAATTTATGGTTATATGGCCACTATTGCAAAAATGCCTAACGGCATCGTTAAGTTCAACCTTAACTAAAAACAAATCAGTAATCTCTGGGGTTTAGTAGCCCTAGCCCCAGAGAGCTATTAGCAAAGGAGTAGAGATGCCAGCCACGTTTGTTACAACAGCGGAATTGCGAGCGAATCTCGGAATTGGGTCTCTCTACTCTGATGCAACAGTAGAAGAATGTTGTCAATCGGCAGAAGACCTGATTAGCGAATACTTATGGCACAATGATGCCCCAGTAGTAGGCACAGCATTACAAGATAACGTGGCAACACTTATGCTGGCTAATCCAAACGCATTTGTAACAGGTCAACAAATAGTAGTAAGCGCTTGTGGTTCAACATTTAATGGCACTTACACAATCACTGGCACAATACCGCCAAGCACAGGCACTACTAATCTAATTCCAGTATTTATGTATCAATATGGCCAAGCCAATTACCCTAATGGTTATTCATTTGTGCAATATGCAAAAACAGCAGCTAATCAAAATTTTCATAAAGTAGTACCTTATGGCAACGCAAGAGGCCCAGAACACAAGACCCAATCTTATGCGAGCACCCCTGCAATACGAGAAGCTGCGATGATAATTGCAGTGGACATCTGGCAAGCAAGACAAGTAAGCCAGACTGGTGGGGTAGGCATGGATGGGATCAGTGCCAGCCCTTATCGAATGGGTTATCAGCTGATTAACCGAGTGCGTGGTCTCATCCAGCCGTATTCAAGTCCAGCATCACTGGTAGGCTAATGGCTGCCGTAACTACACTCCGTGGCACACTTGCAACAGCTTTAACTAACGCAGGTGTCTGGTCAGTATTCTCATACCCACCAGCTACATTATTGGCTAACAGCGTAGTAGTTACACCTAGCGATCCGTATTTAGTGCCAAGCAATAACACACAGATAACACTATCACCACTGGCTAATTTTAGAATTTTAATGGCAGTGCCAGCATTTGACAATCAAGGCAACCTAAAAGGTATGGAAGATTTTATAGTAGCAGTAGTAACTAAATTAGCAGCATCATCTTTAGTTATGAATATATCAAGTGTCTCCGCTCCAGCTATAACAAGTGCGGCAAGTGGAGATTTATTAACATCGGAAATAACAGTATCAATCCTAACGAGCTGGAGTTAAAATGAGTACACACGAAGAAGACTTAGCCTTTCTAAAAAAGATAGGCCAAATTAAAGACGCACCAAAACCAACTGCACAAACTAAGAAAGACGAGGAATAAGTATGGCCATATATCTAAATAATAACGTTGGTGTTAAGTTGGCTACCGCTGCTGCACCTACGACACCTTCCGTTGACATCAGCGCATTTGTTACAAACGCTGTAATTAACCAAATCGTAGACGAACTTGAGGTCACGGCGATGGGGGACTCCGCACACCGCTATGTAGCGGGCTTGCAATCAGGCACATTCCAATTAGACGTAATCAACGACTGGGCAGCAAACCAAATTAACGACACACTTAGAGGCGCATTTGGTCTAACATTAGCAGTATCAGTAATCACTGTTAAGGGCACTGTTGTATCAGCCACCAACCCAAGTTACCAATTTTCAATTTTGGTCAACAACCTAACCCCAATAGGTCAAGGCGGCGTTTCAGAAATTGCCACGTCAAGTCTGTCCTTTACTGTAAACTCCGCAATAACAGTGTCATCATCGGTGGCATTCTAACTAAGGAGTAACAATGGCAAAGCTAAAGATAACAAGGGCTAATGGTGAAGTATCAGAGCACAAGATAACACCAGGTGTCGAGTACGCTTTCGAGTTAAAAAGAGGCATGGGAATTAGTAAGGCCTTGCGTGAAGATGAGAAGCAGTCAGATATATTCTGGCTAGCTTGGGAATGTTTACGCAGGGCTGGCGGTCAAGTATCTCTATCGTTTGATGAATTTATTGACAGCTTAGAAACTGTCGAGGTATTAGACGAAGAAAAAAAATAATAAAGCGGGATTCTGTAGTCTATGGAATAGCAGCATTATCCGTAGAAACTGGAATACCGCCTAGCGAGTTTATCAATATGGACTCGGAAATGTATCGGGCTATTATTCAAGTGATAACCGATAAAGCCGAAAGGGTTAAGAATGCCAGTAGAAATCGTAGGCGTTAAAGACGTTCTTAATGGCTTAACATTTATTGATGAAGATATGTATAGGCGTGTTAAATTAGCCGTAGAGCCTGTTATGAAAGGCGTAGAAGCTAAGGCTAAAGGATTTGTAGTAAGTAATTCCGATGTATTGTCTGGCTGGTCTAAACCAATATCATCTACTGTAGATTATCGCCCATTCCCTAAATATGATTCAGCTACTGTCCGTGGTGGTATTGGATACAAAGAAGGCCAAAACCGAAGATTTAATAATGGCTATACAGTTGAAAGTTATGTCTATAACATAAGCGCAGCTGGTCGTATCTATGAGACCGCAGGTAGATTAAACCCACAAGGTAGAGCGCCATTTACATCTGTTGCAGAAGGTGGCGGCACAATGGCATTTAAGCAATCAGGTAGCAGAAAAAGCAGAAGCAGATCTACATCTGCATATAGTTCTAATAATCCATTTGCTGGCTATCAGTTTGTTACTGATTTGCCTACCCTTACATCTCAGCCTAAAGTTAAAGGCGCTAGGGGTGGTGGTCGCAAGACTAAAGGCCGTTTGATTTACAAAGCATGGGCGCAAGATAGTGGTGATATTTATGGCGTAATAGTTAAGGCCATTAATGCCACAGCTACACACTTTAATAAGACTACAGATAAGAAGGTCGCATAGTGGCCAATATAGTCGTCTCCGCACTCAGTACCTTTAATAACAAAGGTCTTAAAAAAGGCAAGAAAGAAATCGGTATATTTGAAAAGCAGTTAAAATCTTTTCAAAGAACTTTTTTAGCTGCATTTTCAGTAACAGCATTAACTAGATTTAGCAAAGAAGCAGTAAAGGCGTTTATAGCCGATGAGAAGGCTGCCAAGTCTTTAGAGACACAGTTAAAAAATACTGGCTACCAATTTAGCGCACCAGGCGTAGAGTTATACATAGCGAATCTACAGAAGGCCACAGGCGTATTAGATGATGAATTACGCCCAGCATTTCAGCAGTTACTAACAGTAACAGGCTCAATCACCACAAGCCAAGAAGCATTAAATACTGCTATGAATGTGTCAGCTGCTACTGGTAAATCATTAAGCCAAGTAACCGCAGCCCTATCACGTGCCTACGCTGGTAACACCACAGGATTAAGTAGATTAGGTGCTGGCCTAGATAAAGCCTTATTAAAGGCTGGCGACATGGATGCAATCATGGCCGAACTTAATAGCAAGTTTGCAGGCCAAGCACAAGCTAGATTAAGTACTTACGCTGGACAGATGGACTTACTAAGAGTTGCATCGGAAAATGCTAAAGAAGAAATTGGTGAAGGTTTATTACTGGCATTACAAGCAATAGGTAAAGATAATAGTATTGATGAAGTTACTAAAAAGATGGAAAATCTGGGCAAGTCAACAGGTAAGACCATCGAAGGTTTAGGCGTATTAATTGGCGAGATCAAATCTATACCTGGCGCTAAGACTTTAGGCGATATTGTATTTGGCACAAACATATTTAACATGCTTAATAAGTTGGCTCAGGAAAACAGTAAAGGTAGATTCCCTACTGCACCAGCTAGAGAAACTCCAGCACAGGGTCGTATTTTAGCTGCACAAAGAAGGCAAGAGATCAAAGCATCTCAGGATTTATTAAAGTTAAAGAAGCAAGAAGTAACCACATTAAAGGCTAAGACTGCTATAGACCAACTTAAAGATAAGTTTGATGTAGAGCGTATAGGCTTAACTAAGGCGCTTAATGAAGCCCAAGATGAAGAAACTAAATTACGTATTAAAGCACAGATAGCCATATTAGATAACAATGAAGCAATGGCTAAAAAGATATTAGAAGAAATGAAAGCAGCTGAGGCCGCTAAAAAATTAGCAGAGGCAGCCGATAGTGCTAGAGCAGCCTTTGATAGATTAGCCGTATGGAATCCACTTAGCGGTTTAAGAGCTACAGAGGCAGATATCCTTGCAACTATAGGAGCTGCCGTATCTGGTTTAGCAGGTAGAACTAGTATGCCTAGATCTAGTGGTGGCACAATTTTCCCACCTGCGATCACACCTTATGATCCATTATCTAGCCTAAGTGCAACTACACAAGATTTAGCAGATACAGGCTTTAGGTTTGATCCACTTAGCGGTTTAAGACCAACAGCACAAGAGATACGCATAACTGTAGATACTGCAGGTAGTGGCGACAAGTTAAGCCAGGCTATTGCAGAAAGCATACAGATAGCGACTAGATCGGGTTATAGCACTACACCTGCTGGGTTCTTATGACAGTACCAATAATAAATGCTTATATTAACTTTACTACTGGCCCTAGCTTTGCCCAATTTTTAATTTTGGATACTGGTCAATTAGATGTAAACACATTAGGCGATCCTGGTTCTTTAATTGTTGATGTATCTAATCAAGTAAATAGAATTGAAACTAACCGAGGCCGTACCGCTCTTAGCGATCAATTCCAAACAGGCTCACTTACTTTGCGAATAATAGATCAAAATGGTGATTTTAACCCACAGAATGTATCAGGGCCATATTACAATTTATTAACACCTATGAAGAAAGTGCAGATTACTGCTACTTATGGTGTTAATACTTATCCTATATTTTCAGGATTTATTACAAGTTATGTTACAACCTATCCAGATGAATCAGAAGCAGATTTAGCCATGACTACTATTCAAGCTGTAGATGCTTTTAGATTAGCCCAATTAGCCCAGATCAGCACTGTTACTGGTGCAACTGCTGGCGATCTATCAGGTACTCGTATTAATCAGATATTAGACGAAATTGACTGGCCATTATCACAGCGTGATATAGATGCAGGTCTTACTACATTACAGGCAGACCCAGGTACTAACCGCACAGCATTACAAGCTTTACAAATTGCAACAGAATCAGAGTATGGCGCTATTTATGTTAGTGCAGACAATAACTTTGTATTCCAAGATAGAGGTGTAACCGCTGGATCTATTGGTGGCACACCTACAGTATTTGCAGATA